ATCGGCGAAGATTGGAATCAACAACCCTGAATCAAAGGTTGTCTTTAGGCCACAACTCCTGTTGAACACGGAACGTGGCGTCGTAACCGACGGGACTTTGGCGAACGAATACTGACCTTGCGTGACGCCCGAGGGTTCTGCGGTGCCTTTTACTGATCCGCCAAGCATTACTCTTGCTCCTCTGTCGCCTTGACCGTCCAGGCCCCGACAACGCTTTTAGGACTCTCATGCTGATGAAACTCCGCGCTCCTCTGGTCCCACTCGCCCAGCTCGAACAATGTGTAATCCTCCGCAAACCTGCGGAACAGATTACCCTCTTCTGCAACTGCAGAAATAAACGAACGAACAGCGGTTCCCTGTGTCTGCGAGAAGAACGGCATTAGATAGGCTTCTGCTTTTGAATCAAACACTGAATAGATCTTTAGATTTGCCATTAATATTAGCTCCTGTTTTAATGATTCAATTAAGATTAAACTTTTCTTTGTAGCCTTGTTACTTGTGCCTTCTTTACTTCCTCGCGTACCAACAGCTTCTCTGTTGTGCTGTTCTCCTTATGCGCGTTTGCAAACGCTTTGCGCTTCGCTTTTACCAGTTCAAAAATCTCTGGATCAGCTCTTTCACAAGATCGATCGTAGAATTTAGGAGGTTTTTGAAACTTTCCATGATGAATTACCTCGTCCGATGGATATACATCCTTTTTATATTTATCGTACCAGCTCGAGCCGAGACCTGGTCGACGGCTCATCGTTATATACTCCGGTTTCACATAGTATTCCTCGCCAGTCTCTACATCGATCCGGCGATATTGCTCCCGGGCCTGCGGGCCCGTCGCTTTTTTCATGACATAGCGCGCGACATACGCCGCACTATTCCATGTTAGATGCCCCACTGTTGTAAACCCCTGCCCCCACGTTTTCTCCAACGTCGGGGAAGTGAATATCTCTCCTTCTCTATGCTTTTTCCATAACGATCGATCTTCCGCGAAATCGATACCAAATAGAGCAGCGTGATAATGTGGGCGATAATTAGAATCTCCATACTCTCCACAGTGTAGGAACCGAAACGGCCCCATACCCTTCCGAAGCCGCTTCGCGAACTTCTGCCAGTGAGTTACGTCCAGACCGCCATCGGCTGGCACGTTCTCTGGATTATAAGTGAGAGTGATGAAGCAATTGCGATCATGCATTTGGGCCTCGTGCACACACCGCACGGCCCACTGCCGAGATCGCTCAAGCCGACAGCCAATACACTGGCCGCAGCTCAAGGCAACCGGAAGGTCGGAGTACCCGTCGCGAACGTTGAACGCGACTCCGCCTCCCGGAGCCTTATACGCCCGAATGGGCGAGTAGCACGGCATGTGGCTTACAGTCGCCAACCACCGCGCATGGGCCGCGAGCGATAGTTAGCTCGCTTGACCCGAGAGCCTTTCCGAAACGCCCTTCCAGACCTTTTCTTTGACATGCTCTTCCGTCGGTAGGCCACGGCCCAACCTCCTTTTTTAGACACCCCCGTGGGAGGGTGTCAGTTAGACCAGTTGATATCAAGTAGGCAACTGGGTTGGGGGTTATTCACCCCCCTGAGGGATAAGAGGCGGCTGAGAAGGAACCGGCGCTGCCGGTTCTACCGGAGCCGGCGCCGGCGCCGGCGCCGCAGGCACTTCGACCTGGTCGACCTCGGGCTGTGGCACGAGCTCGAGCTGCCGAGCCTCTTCTACCCGCGCCGGATCAAAGACCAGGCGCAAGAGCTCCGTGGGATCATTCTTCACATGATCCCGTACCGGAGCAGGCAGCTCTGCAAAAGCTGCTTGAGCTTCCCGAACGCGGTTCACCGCGGACAGATAGTCATCTGCCTCCGAGAAGTCTCCATAGCGGGGCGCACGCGCCGTCTGACCCACAGGCATATGCCCCGTGGCCAGATATTTCCGCATGATCGCGTTCAGATCGTTTTCCTCCTGAGGCGATTGTTTGGTTCGAGACTCCGAACCTACTGAAGTGTGCACTCTCTCGTGCTCCACATAGAACGGCATAGCTCTCCTTTTATGGCCTGATTAACCGCTGAGCCGCGGGACCCAAGCCAATTAGATTTCGAATCATCTGATTCCACCAAATCGCCGCCTGACCTGGCGCACTTTTATCGATCGTTTCACGCGTCATTCTATTCGGCAACGCCGTAGCATTCAGCAACGTATTCAGGCGCACAGCATTAGCTTCCGCAGAAATTCTATCCTCGCTGGCACGATTAGCACCTGCCTGCGTTGTCTTTTGCAGCGTATCCGCTGCCACATTTGCAATTTGCGCTTTCGTAATACCTTTCTGATTCGCCAAAATTGCCAGCTCACTTTTGAGCTTTGACCCCGCTTTCGCGGTGGAGACTACCGTCTCCCCCAAATTACTAGTTGGGGCCCCCTGAAACGTCCCGATACCGGGACCACCTGGTGCGCCCTGTTGATAGGCCAGGATGGGATTCAGACCTGCTCTTCGCATGTCCGCCATCTGCCATTTATACCGATTTTTATAAAAGTGCTTCTGCGCATCTATCGCCTCCTGCTGCGACTGCCTCGAAGCACGATTGGCCAATGCCTGACCGGCAAGGCCAAAAATCCCTCCTACAAGACCGCCGGCGAGACCACCCATTAGAAATGGTCCACCAGCCCAGGCACGCTGTACGTGGGCATGGGTCTAGCGTGTCGAAAATCGAACCACGCGTCGAACAAATACTGAGGCTCAGTAGCAACCGCAATCGTTCTACCGATTGCAGGCTGATCCCGTATAAACGCCGCATTCAACAACGGCACCACGGCAAAATCTAAAGCCGCATGCCATGTGTCCAATGAAGCGGCCGCGTTACTCCGAAAACGCCCTGTAATCTTAGAGGGCTTATATCGGTACTCGGCAAAACGTTCCTGGTAACCAAACACCAGCTCATCGTTAGCCGATCCGTCTGCAAAGATCTCCTTATTCAGAACGGGTTGCTCACCCAAGTGAGCCAGCGAAGGCCAATAGAAATCGAACCGAGTTCTACGACTGAACTGACGCTCAAGGCCCTGCTGATAGTTAAGGTCCGCGCGAACGCTGACCATCCCCAAAATGACGCTGTGTTCTACGAACGACTTTACGAACCCCTTCCCATCGGAAGCGGCCGTAACAAACGCGCCCAAATCCCCAACATTCTGAAACGCAGTCTGCGCAATGGGATTTACATTAATGCGCGTACTCCCTCCGCCCAGATACTCAGGGCGCTGGAGACGCTGATCCGGCGATACAACGCCGAAATGGGACCGGATTACCTCCGTATACCGTGTCCCGCCTCGCGCATCGCGCTCGAACATCTTCTGAATTTGAAACGCCTCACGAATCTGATTGATCGTCGAGGCCGTAGCAGAAGATAGATCCGCATACGCTGCAGGATTCACCTCCAGCTTCGGATCATTCCACTTCGCGGTACCACCAGTAGATATCGCCGCGCCACTCCATCGCGCGTCAAAGCTCGCTGCATCCACAAACAACGAGCGATCAGTACCGCTTCCCGGATCCCACTTAGGGATACCGTCACCGTCCGACAGCACCGTCGCGTCTACCAACGGCGCTTGCGTACCCAGCGGCAACTGAACCGCTGTACCTTTCTGAGGGAAAGGCAAACACGACGTAAAATAGTCGTGACGCTTCCCTCGACTTTGGAGAGGGTAATCCGAATCCAGATCCGGCCCGTCGTCCAGGTCGACCACCAACGAATCTTGAAGGTCCTGACTCCGAAACCACTCATTCCAAATCAAGTTGTAAGCTCGATGCCACAACGAACTGTGGCCAACAATATCCTCCTTCGTCGGAATACCCAGATAATCCGACAAGCTCAACTCCAGGTGCCCACCAGCGGGCACCGTCATCTGGGGCACGAGAAAATCCGTGCTATCTCCCGGGTCCACCTGAGACCCGTTCATCTTCTCCCAGTTATCCCACAACAATCTGATGGGAACTGCGAAGAAGAACCAATCCATAAACATGTTATCCATGGTCGGATGCAATGGCGTCGACTGCCTCGCGAACGTAGCCATCCTTAACGAAATCGTATCACCCGGTAACGCCTCATCGGCGAAGATTGGAATCAACAACCCTGAATCAAAGGTTGTCTTTAGGCCACAACTCCTGTTGAACACGGAACGTGGCGTCGTAACCGACGGGACTTTGGCGAACGAATACTGACCTTGCGTGACGCCCGAGGGTTCTGCGGT